TCTCTGTAGTCGCGTTTTATGCTTTAGCAGTAGTGTTTGCATAGCATTAGTAATTTCTTCTACGAGCATTTCCTCAATAAACTCTAACTGTGCTTCGATATCAAAGCCCTCCATTATAGCTCTACAATCTTCATACTTCGGTTTTAATTTAGTCATAAGAACCTCACACTATAATATTAGTTTCTCCGATTGAAACTTTTTCATCATCAAACCATACCTTTATACCCGATTCAAGGCTATATTTATCTGTCACATAGTCCACGTAATTAGTAAGCCCTAGCTTATGTACCCAATGTTGTGCATATTCTTTTCCACCTCCCGAAGCAACTACGATACTGCATCCTAATCGTTTAAACTGTAGAAGTATATCAATTATATCATACCTCGGGGTGTCATCAAAGCGAATTAAAGTACCGTCTACATCAAAGCCTACTCTGACTAATCTATTCTGTTCTTCTTTATAAGTGCTCATAGTATACTCTCCCTAAGAGACCATTTCATCTATATTGCAGCTTTCTGAAATAAGATCCTCTGGAGTGATGGCGCACCCTAGCGAGAATAGCCCTGAGAGGCCCAGAATTAGCCCACATTGAACGATCGTATAGATTCTATACCCCAGTCGGCGAGGATTCATATAACGCTCCCCTCAAGTAAATATACGTCTCCTCCAGGGAGACTATAGCAAGCTAGCTTCGAGCAGTTAAGGTTAGTACTCCAGGTGGTTAAAATGTATAGACCAGTAACTGTAAGCGCACCAATAGCTAAGGTACCATCTGACCGCAGAACAGCCTTATAGTCACCTGAGTTAGAGAGTACTATACTGAATACTGAGTTATAGAACTTGCTTTTAGATGAACGTGACATATTATCCTCCGTAATCTTTGTGGTTGCCCTCGGCTTCATTTAATTCATAGCCTGCTATATAGTCAGTATAATTTTGTGTTGTAAACCGTATATCGCCTATCGCTATACGTTCTGAGGTATAACTACCTCCGACGTAATAATGAGGATCTATCCCTCTGCGGTAGTAACTATCAGCCGCTCCTCGATCCCAAGCACTTCCGTGTCTTTTATCTATCAATTCGTGTACCATAGAGCTCCTTCATCTCATTGCCCTTGATGCAGACATTCAGCAAAGGTAGTTGTTGCCTATCATTACCTAACGCCCGTTAAATATGCTTTCAAGTATTGTTATCCATAATATCAAGAAGCGTCTGACCCGCATCACCTTATCATAAAGCTGTGTACCCTTCTGCTCAAACCAATCATATAATATACGAAACATAATACTCCTTTGTTTCTAGAAAGACTGGATTATAAACCTCGATTCGTCGATGGGAATCATTATCGTGTCTTCGTTAAGCTGCTCCATAGTCGCATACTTCTTATTACGGGCCAGGTTAAAGGCTTCTAATGATTCGTATTCCTTAAACTCATAACATATAGCGTCAACGTTTATCTCTAGTTCACTCTCGATATCCTTTTCAAACTGCTCAAACCAATCATATAGCGCGTTCAATCCTTCGTAGCTAAAATGAGCTGGTGGCCCGTGGGCGCGGAAGGCTTCCCTAAACATGCTTCGTGTTAAGATCTGTTTCATAATCCTCCCTATCCTTCTTCTCTTTGGTTATGATCTAAAGCTTCCAAGGTGTACTCACTTACCTCTACTTAATCGCCTTGGCATCCGATGAGTACTGGGTCGCGACCCCAGTCCCTTGCTTGATCTATTTAATTGTCAACCAACTACCTACATCCTATCGCAAAACCTACTTCGTGTCAACCTTATTTTCTTTTATTATGTTTTCAAGTATTGTTCTATTCATAGTTAGATGCATGCATCATGCCAAGGTGTTACATTAAGGATATCAACCACTTACATCAACTGTATAGGTACAATTATACCCATATAAATAATATCAAGGTACGTCTAAGCTAGTGATGTCATTGGATAAGTACATAAACACCCACATATAATACAGTGTCAATACGATGACATTTAGCAAGGAATAATGCAGTGAGTTACAGTGAATATAGAATTATATCTCTTATATTCAGCCTTCTTATGTTTATATGCAGCTTTGTGTTATGCAGCTTTGTGTTTCTATACTCAGCCTTATGTTTAACAATTCCAACGCCTCTGTCTCTCTAGTTTCAGTCCCACCATACATCAACAGCACCATATAGCGACCATGCCCCGGGGGGTGGGGAGCCCCCCAAGCCTTCCTTATTATATAGGTAGACCTTTTAAAAATATACACCAGAAAATGCACGGTCCCATGAACCTAGAAACATCAATGATCCTGCGTACTTAGGAATAAGTACTATCTTAGCTCTTGACAGCACCTAGGAAGTATGGTATAGTATAGAGAGAATGGATGAGTCTGTTAATATCTCGACCCTTCCCCCTCATAAGCTGTTTCGTGCATGGTGTTATGCTTATCTGGGCCGCTATTTCAAAGTGAAGTTAGGGCCGTTGCACGACAAGTGGTTTAAGCTGACTGAGCGCAAACGAGTAGGCATTTCAGCTCCTAGAGGGTTCGCAAAAAGTCACTTTTGGACCTTCTACTACCCCCTCTTTGTTGCACTTACTCAACCAGGTAAGAATATAGTTATCGTGTCCGCATCTGCCACTTTAGCAGAATCATTCCTTATGAAGATCAAGAAAGAACTGGAGTTTAACAGCCTTCTACGAGGCGATTTTGGTGATCAGGTGTCTCAGACTTGGAGAAATAATCTCCTGCACTTCAATAACGGTTCGACTATTGAAGCGATTGGTGCTCAGGGACGGATTCGCGGCAAACGCCCCGATCTAATCGTTATTGATGATCTTGAGAATGACATAAACGTTATGTCCGAGGAACTACGCCGCAAGTTAGTTCAGTGGTTTACAAAAGCCGTTATTAACACTCTCACTGTTGATGGACAGTTAATCATTGTTGGAACAAAACTTCACCCTCTCTCTTTTCTGGCCAGGCTGGTGGCTAAGGACGAATCCGTCATTCATAACTATTCGAAATGGCACATTGAGCAATTCAATGCGTTAGATGATTTCGGGGAATCAGTCTGGCCTCAACTATACACTACTTCATGGCTTAAAGACAAGGAAGCAGAAATCGGTATCGAAGCCTTTCAACAGGAGTATATGAATAATCCTATTCCTGATGAATACCGTCAGTTTAAGCCGGAGTATTTTAAATATTTCACCGAATTACCCGATGACTTAGTGTACACGACTACCGTAGATCCTGCGGCGAAGATTGAAGAACGTCATGACTACACCGCCATTGTAACAGTAGGAATGAATAAAAAGGGCGAGATGTACATCGTAGAAGTAACTAGAGCTAAACTCCTACCTAACGAAATTATTGATGAAATCCTACATCACTATAAACGTTGGAATTCTCACACCATAGGGTTTGAGGAAGTAGCTTTCCAAACAATCTTAAGACGCTATTTCGATATGGAATGCGCTAAAAAGCGTCTCTTCCCTTACGTACAAGAACTAAAGCTCGATGTTTCTAAACATGGTCGTCGAAAGCGGTATCGGATAGAAGCATTACAGCCCTATTTCAAGGCTGGTATGATACACATGAGGGAGGATATGAAAGACCTTCAGGCCGAACTTCTAGGTTTTCCTAGCGGTCAGCACGATGACGTCATTGATGCCCTCGCTTCACAACTTGAGCTTGTCCGTCCAGGATCCCCTAAATCCTCGGAAGTACTACTTCCAGGGACTTTTGGACATCACTGGGCCGGGATAAAAGCAGCTAAGATAAAAGGTAAATATAATAAACGCCGTTGGCATAAAGGTTAATTATGGCCACTAGAGAACTTCGCAAGAAAATAGCATCAGGAATTAAAGCAGGCTTTTCGTGGCTAGATGAACCTGTTGCCGCTCCAGGCTCTAGTACCCACAGACAGCGCGCAGACCGACTTACTGCATACCTTAAGGGTGATTATTATAAAAGCGGATACGATACTAAATATATCGTCAATACGATGTACAATCTAGTCAACTTAATCCTTCCCCATTTAATTTATCATCAGCCCCATATAAAAATAAAACCAAAAAGACAGAACTTCTCTAAAAAAGCTAGAGACGGAAACGAATACGAGTCTATAAACGGTGCGCTAGCAGCAGAAATTAACGAGGTTAAACTAAACAACATCCTCAAGAACATGAGGTTTAAGCACGAAATACGTGACTGCGCTTTTGATTGCTTAAGGTGGGGATTTGGTGTACTTAAAGTAGGTTACAGCCCCTCTACAGACCATGAGGACGATAATGAGTATTTAGACGAAAAAGATGTCTTTTGCCAACGAGTAAACCCTAAATACTTCGGAAAAGATCCTCTTGCATCTGGTACCCACAACGCACGCTACCTAATTCATAAACTGTCCAAGACTTTAGATGAAGTAAAGGCTAACCCTAACTATAAAGGTACACGAGACCTTAAAGGCATTGGCCTCTCAGTAGATGACCCTAAAAAGAAGAAGCAAGAAGACTCCAAAGATGACACCGAGATGGTAACTCTCTATGAGTATCACGACATCTTAGAGAACAAGATACACACCTACGTTGAGGCCGGAGAGGCTCGTCACACCCAGAAACGCGTGTTATGGAGCCGTGATAACCCCCATAACATAAAAGGCTCTCACTTTGTCATCTTGAAGTTCACAGGAGATCCAGACGACTTTATAGGCATTCCAATGCTCGCGATGATTGAAGATGAAGCCTTAGCCATGAACGAGGTTCTTTCTCTTATGATGAACCATCTACACCGCTTCCCAGGCCAAATAATCGCTGAAGAAGGCGCAATAGATGACACTCAGGTTACTGCAATAGAGAACGGCGAACAAGGTTCCATCTTATTCACTAATAACGGAGCTTTAAGAGAAAATCGTGTCGAGAAAGTCTCACCTCTAAGCATGGGCCCCGAATACTTTAACACCAATAATGTTCTCCAAGCCACTATAGATAAAATCTTAGGTATCCCCGACTTTCAGAGACAAGCTGGATCAGGCAAGAGAAAAACTGCCACGGAGTCGACCTTTGAATCTAACGATTCCAATGTACGTAAACGTTTCTTCTTAGACTTTGTATATGATTTTGTAATAGAGACTGCCTCTAAGATACATGGATTAATGCTACAGTACCACAAACCAAAAGATGAGATCGAGCTCTTAGGAGATTTTGAGGAGTGGATAGAATACACTAAGGAAGATATTCAAGGTGAGTATAGCTATGATTTTGACGTAGACACCATGCTTGCTTTTTCACAAGCTCAAGCACAAGGCCTGCTTAATTTTCTCCAAGTCGTAGGTGCTAATTCCTTCCTTCATCCCATAGTTAAGAAGTGGGATCCAGAGAAGGTAGCAAAGCAGATAGCAAAAGCCCTACAAGTTAACGTCGAAGCTTTAGAAGCAAACAACAAACTCGTCCGTACCGAATTTGATCCTTATGAAGAAAATGATCGCCTTCGCAAAGAGAGTACTATATACGATCCCAATCCGCATGAGCAGCATCAAAGACACATGGAAGTACACATGCAGCTAGTGCAAGAGCTTCAGCTTTCTGAAGATCCATCTGATAGAGATAAACTAGCTTTGTTAGCTAATCATCTTAAGGTTCACGAGATGATGGAAAGTATCGCCTCTCAATGGCCCGGAATCCTCCGAACCCAACCAGGAGGAGATCAGCAACTACCTCAAGCAGGCGGTCCCGCAGGTGAAACTACACCCTCTGAAATGGAAGCTCAACAGAATCTAACGACTGGACAGGAATTACCGTAATGCCCTTGTATGACTTTAAATGCAACATTTGTGGAGACATTAAAGAAGAGTTCCACTCCATTAAGGATAGGCATCGTTCGCACCCTTGTATATGCGGAGGAGAATATAGACTGACTATACTCAAATCAGCAGCTGTTCACGGATGTGACTCCTTTAATCCCCACTGGGATGTTCAAACAGGAGAATATTACGAAACTAAAGAGCACAAAGCATCGTGCCTTAAAAAGCTTGGCTGGACTCAATCAGACGGTCCATCCTCCCCCCGTAAATCTACCCCAGGGACAATCATAGGCAATAAGGCCGTGGACCCCTTTAAAGAGATTGCTAAAGGAAGGAAAAGCAAATGCCAGAAAACAGAGACGTAGAACTCGAAACCCCAGGTGAACAATCCCCGGAACTCACCGAAGGTAATGAACAGGCTACAGATCAGGAAGAACATCAGGACTCATCCACAGACTCTTCCAGCAGTGTAACGGATGACGGTAACGTATGGAGCACCGATGGACTTGAGGAGCCTATGATAGCTCGCATAAAATCAGGTCAAAGTCTTTATACAAAAACCTCACAAGAAAAAGCTGTGTTACAATCCAAGTATGATGAGCTTGCTCAAGGCATGCAACAGCTTCGACAAGAGGTTAACAGGACGCTAGACAACCCCACCGTCTACGATTATTATCGTGCTCAGCGAGGCCTAGCTCCTATTAATCAGGTAAAGCCTGTAGATGCTCCAGATGAGCATGAATCTGCTCCTGCACTAGACCTAGAGGGCGCAGAAAGTGCCTCTGAGGTCTCAAGACGTGTTATGGAGTATGAGGCGAAGAGAGACGCCTATCGCGACCGTATGTGGGAAGCTCGTACCAAAGAGATGGTAGATAAAGCTATTGCTTCAACTGAAGAACGTTTTGCTCCTGTGGCTAAATCAGTGTCCGATGACCGGTGGTATACCGCATTAGATAACATGAAAAGCAAGTACAGCGAGCATTTTGCTTCAGTTGAATCACAAGTGCTTCAACACATCTCCCATGGTGCTTATGGGCCCTTATACCGTCCCGGCGTCTCAGAGGAGGCTCTTTTAGAGAAAGTGTGGAGAGCTGAATGTCCCGACCAGGTACAGTTGTTTAACCAACTAGCCTGGAAGCAGAACAATGCAACAAAACGTGCTGCTGCGACGGAACGTACAACTCCTGCCAAAGTATCTACAAAGTCTCCATCAGGCAACTCAGTCGAAGATATAATCGCCCGAGTGAATGCAAACCTTGGTACGAAATAACAGTTTTTAGGAGGTATAGCTTATGTTATGCGCCGGATTTAGTACAGTTGCTGTTGATACCTCTGCAACTAGAAATACCGAAAGATTGTCTGCGTTCTTGTCTGAACTTTATTCTGCAGACCCCTCAGACAACTATTTCGACAGGTATCCAACAATCGACCGCCTACAAAAATCCCGCAAGGTAGGAGCCTTTGGTCGTCAGATCAGAGTTCCTATCGTTTACGATAAGTCTCCCAACATGGCCCGCGCAGGTAACTATGACCTGGTTAACACTTCAGGTTCTTCGTTAGTTCGCGACGTCGTATATGCGATGAAGAATATCTTTTCATCGATCAACATATCTTGGGAAGAGCTTCGTGAAATTGCTGGAAATGATCACATGGCAATTGATCGCCTTAAAATCAAAAGAGCGGTTGAATTGAAATCTCTTGCAAAATTCCTCAATGAGGATCTCTTTGCATCGAGTGTAGTTGGTACAGCTATTCAGTCACTAGCTACCGTAGTAGATTCCTCAGGCAGTGCAGGCGACCTTAGCCAAAGTACGCTTTCCGCTTGGGCAGCTCATGAAGTAGCCCACAGTGCAGCATACGAGGCAGGTGCCTACGCTGAAATGCTCGGTATTGTCAATGATATCGAGGAAAAGGGAGGTCGAACCTCCTGGATCGTCACAACCAAAGACATCTATGAAAGCTGTGAAAACTCTTTCGACGTCGACGTCCGCTATGCAGGCGCAGACGGAACGGTGAATCGTGGTTGGACGGGCCTGAAGTTTAAACAGAAAGATTTGTTTTTTGATTCTGACTGTACTTCTCAGGCAATGTACTTCATCGACTCTGACCATCTACAGCTTTGTGTAGACAGTGACGGTGATGCAAGGTTCGCCGATTTCGACGAACCTCACGACCAGTGGGCGCAGTCAGCCAAATTTGTTTGGCGCGGACAGGTCATTTGTGACAAGCGCAACGCTCACGGCAAAATAACTGGCATCAGCTAAGTTAGGAGAATATCATGGGAAACAAAAGCATACATGAAGCTCCTTTAAGTGCAGACGGCTCTTCTGAGGTTGTCCGCATGCGAGCAGCTTCTGCCAGAACTAAAGGCGACGTAGTCTATATGGACATGGGAATTACCGGTCTGATAGACATGTCTGTCGGTGATGACAACACTGTGCACTTTGCAGCTGTCGCCGCACACGACATTGCCTCTGGTGAACACGGCCTGTACTACGTACAAGGTTACTGTGACGCTAAGATCAACAGTTCAGGAACCAACGCAGTTATAGGTGATGGCATCGATGTACTTGATGGTGTCGTAGCTCCAACAGACGCTGATTTTGACTCTGGTGGCGTTGCAGGGGAAGGTCAGACTACGCTTGGCGTGGTTCTTGAGACATCCTCAGCTGATGAAATCGTCCTTATCTGTCTACACGGTAAGGCTTTCACAGCACAGACGTAAGAAATCTCTCTATAGGAGGGCTCCTGTTCTG